TTTCGAAGACTCGTTGCTGAAGGCCGTAAGAACATCGTTGAACGAAAGATGTGTGAAAACGCATGGAATCAAATTGAGTATCCTCACGTTCCTTCTGTTGCAATGTCTCGTTATACTAAGGCATTCAACAAACACGACGAAATTGGTTTTGCAAAGTTCAAGGAAAAGGTTGAAAAGGGTGAAGCAAAAATTAACGCTTCAGCTATTTTCCCTCACGACCTTTGTAGGGCACTTCATGGTGGCGGTGATACAGGAGCAATCGATGCTCAGTTTAATGCAATGCCAAACTGGGTTGGAGATACAAATCTTCGTATTATGACTATCTGTGACTCTTCGGGATCAATGGGTTCATTTGCAGGTGGAAGTATACAGAACATTGATATTTCAACATCATTGTCTTTGTATTGTTCAGACAGAATTCCAAAGGATTCTCCTTTCCACAGAAAGTTCATTCAGTTTGAGTCAGAGTCCAAGTTGACAGACTGGACTGGAAAGACGTTCTCTGAGGCGTATGGATATGGAAAAAATCCAGCAAAATCGAAAAGTATTTATGGTTCTCAGGGAATCTTTGATGGGGCATGTGGTGGTACTCGTATTGATATTGCTCTTGATATGTTGCTTAATCATGCCAAAATGTTTGGTGCAACAAATGAACAGATTCCTAACTTGTTACTTATTATCTCTGATATGCAGTTTAGTAGTTGTAGTGGTTATTATGGTGAAGAATCAGAAAATCAGACTGTAATAGAGAATTGTCTTAAAAAGTGGGAAAACGCTGGATACAATCGTCCGAAGATTGTATATTGGAATGTTGATGGATATGCGGGTTCACCAGCAACAGTTAATCACAAGGACGTTGGACTTGTATCTGGTTTTTCTCCAAGCATCCTTGAGGCTGTACTTGGTGCTGAAGACTTCACACCTCTTGGCATCATGCTCAAGAAGCTAGAAAAGTATCAAATCAATATTCCAAAGTAATCTGTAAGATTAACTTCAAATACGGCTTCACTTGAAATGAGTGGAGTCGTATTTTTTGTTTTTATAAATATTGACAGAATTCAAAAAAGAGGATAATGATGACATCTGCAATTATAATACTTTTGTGTCTTGTTATTTTTATACAGTTTGCGATTTATGATAAAGTAAATATTAAACAAAAAGAACAAGATACACAATCAAACGATTTGGAAATTTTTCGTCAAGGAGCCAGACAGAATTGGATTACTATTAATGTTTGTCTTTTTAAAATGTGGAACGAACTTGATATTTTAGACTTTGAAAGTATTCAAGACAAACTACAAGAAACAATTCAAGAACTAACAAACGACCCGAAAAAATTAGATGAATGGGGAAAGAAGTTCAATGATTATTTTAAAGAACAACAGTAAAAATAAGATATGGTGGTAATAAAATGTCATTTGAAAAAGCAGTTTGGCGAAGTCAAATTGTAAAAAAAGTCCAAGATGATAAATTTGCAAAATCATTATATGCTTCTCTTTGTAATACTCCTTGGATGAATAAAAAAACAGGTGAGATATATACATGTAGTTGGAGATATGCAGGTGGTTTTGTCGCAAAACTTCGTGAAAAAGATGAAGATTATATGGACTTTTATTGCTCTGGTGGAGAGGGAAATGTCAATAGACAAGTTTACAAAGAACTAAATAAACTCGGATATAAAGCAATTACCTATAAAGAACTTGACAGAATTGAAAAAATAATAGATGATGCTAAGAAAAAACTTGGAGGTTAATATATGGAGTGGTTTGTATTTTTATCGGTATTGATAATTGCAATTTGGCAAGCATTCATGTTAAGAAGACAACTATTAACACTTGAAGGATTTGAACTTCTTTTAACAAAATTTGTTGAAGTCAATCAAGAGTTCTATGAAGGGCAAAAATTAGTCGCAAAGAAAGATAAAGAAGTTTTGGATGAGCTTTTCAAAATGACAGCAGAACTAAATATTCTGAAAAGATATTCCAAACAAACAAACATCAATCTCAATAAAAGCTCAGATGCGATTAAATCACTTAAAGAAATTGAAACAAAACTACAATCAGATATCGATGAATTAGTTATAAGTAAAGATATTGCAAATGCACTAGCAACAGTTTCCGGAAACATTAAAGTTTTGGATAGTATTGTCGGGCAATTGCGTAAAACTATTGAAGATTTGAAAAGGAGGAAAAATGCCAATCAATAAGTATAATTGCACTGAATGTGATTTCTCTGAAGAGTATGTGGAGAGTTTCTCAACATCAAAAGAAAACTGGCATCCAGAAGTTTGCCCGAAATGTGAAAAAGGAAAGCTAGAAAAGGTTTTTGATTTGTCCGGTCATAGAATTGGAATTGATTTTGTTGGTCCTGGATTTTACGTTAACGATTATGGTCCAAAAAATTGGAAGATGCATTTATCCAAAGAAGATCAAATTAAAGTTTTAACAGAAAACAAAGACCCTTATTGATAGAAAATTATCCACTTGTGGTATAAATACTCATGGGATAAAGCGGGACAGGGTAGATATACCTTTCTTATCTCAATGTAAGATTACCGCCTATCTCTAACAATAAACCTGTTGAGAGGTTTCTTTTTGAGTATAAAATATATTTATAGTCCTATTATCTACAAAACTACTAATTTAGTCAATGGTTTGATTTATATTGGACAACATTATACATCAGCCGATGATGGTTATTTTGGTTCTGGAAAAAATTTTAAGTCGATTCTAAAAGAATTTGGTAGAGAAAATTTTATTAGAGAAACTTTAGAATATTGTGATAAATCTCTGTTGAACAACAGAGAAAGATATTGGATTAAGAAATTACTATCAAATAATTCGGAAATAGGTTATAATAAAACAGTTGGTGGTCAAATGGGTTGGGCAGGAAAAGATCATCCCATGTTTGGTAAGTACTTTTCAGAAGATTCTAAAAGAAAAATGAGTGATTCGCATAAAGGAAAAAAGAGAACCGAAGAAAGTCGGAGAAAACAAAGTGAAACAAATAAGGGTTTCAGACATTCAGAAGATTCTAAAAGAAAAATGAGTGAATACAGTAAAGGTAAAAAGAAGTCAGAATATCATATAAGAAAAATGAGTGAAGTCCGAAAATGCAAATACCCATCAAAAGAAACCAAACTAAAAATGAGTGAATCACAAAAAAAAGGTGAAAAACATTCAAGAAATAAATATCATTTTTATTGTTCTGATAATAAAGATTATTGGAAAGATTTTACTCAAAGCGAACGTAGTCATATTTGTCGCCAGTTTGGAAGAAAAAATATTGATACCATAACTTATAAAGGTATAATCATACAGAGGATTCTTAAAAATAATGTATAATAATAATTATAACTCAAATCTTCTCTATGGAAAACATTCAATACAATCTGTTATTAGTGATTGTAGCTTGGTTAACGCTTTTGGTGAAGTTTTACATTATTTTGATCCAAATAAAAATCAGAACTATAAATCAAAAATTCTTGATTGCTCCCATTCCATGTTATGGAGTGAAAAGGATATGAGGCTTTATAACATATCACAGACAAAAAATCTAAACGGTACTGTTAATAATACTAAATTTGATGTTATAATATTCGAACCAATCAGGAATAAAAATTTTTACCAAGATGCTATAAAATTCTCTAAAATCTTCAACACGTTATTAAAACCAGAATCTGTAATCATAATCAAAATGAATGACTTTAAAGAGAAAGGTTCAAAGGAACTTAAGGGAAGTTTTGATGTGTGGGATATTTTTTCTGATGCTGGATTCTATTTACAAGATAATATTATTTACAACTTTAACACACCTAGTATTCCATGTGAGGGGTTTGATAGATGCCAAATAGTTCACATTTATTTTATGATTTTTAAAAAGAAAGGAGAAACAAAATGAAAAAAATTAAAACATTTTATCTGACAAAAGAATTTATTCAAAACGAATTAGGAATTAAAAATGTTGTAGTGGCACATATGCCGGTAACTGTTGTCAATAATGTAGCAATGGTAGCTAAAGTTTTTGAC